TGCCTTCCTTGCTGCCATCCTTCGATTTCTACGTTCAGTAGTGGCCATTCTAACCATTTGTCCGCCTCGAAGTGTGTATCCTTTTACATCAGAGAGTTTCTTTCTCCTCTGTACTTTGCCACCACGAACACGAAGTTTAATTAATTTTGCTCTACCGATCTTTTGAATATTATGAAGTGCCGACTCATCTAATGATTCTTCATAGTCTCCATAAATTTCATCAACTAATCTTTCTCTTATCTCCTCTAACTTCTCGTAGAATATCTCTTCTATTCTTGCCTCAAGTAGTGCTTTTGCACCACTATAATCGTCACTAATTATACTTGAGGCAATTGACATTATGGACGCATGTTAAACGGTGTATAGTTAAACGCAGCAGGATCGTTGAACTGACCGCGCTGATAGTGTGCGTTGTCTTTACGAAGTTCCATGACGATTGTGTAACTAGCGTTAGCAACTTGACCACGAGTAACCAGTGCAATGTCGCCGTTCATATTAGCGCCAACAGTTGGATTCTTGATTGTGATCCAGTTACCGTTGCCGTCATATTCTCCATTACCTTGGAAGAACATAAGAGGTACGCCATTTGATGCAGTGGTCGCAGTGTTTGCCCAGTACAGTTGAATATCACCAGTCGCAGTGTCTGTATCATACCATAAACGATGAACAGTCAATCCGTAATATGGTAAAGGAGTGTTTGCAGAACCACCCTGATTATTTGCAACTAGATATCCATTAGTTGCAATTGCACCATATAATGAGTTCGCTGCGATTCTAGAGATGTTACTTTCTTGGCCAGTACCATCGAATTCGCCAGTTAACTTGATGATAGTATGTTGCGTATCATCTTTCAGAACTTGATATGAATATCTATTTGCCATTTGTTTATTCCGGTTCTTTAGGTTCTAATAAGGATGCAGCAATTTCAATCTTACGTTGTTGAATTGCTGCAAAAATCTTGTCATTGATTTCATTGTACATTGCATCACGCATTGCAACTGGATTGTCATCAAATGCGTGATTTACCATGTCTTTAATATTTTCCATACCAACTCCTTATTATTTATTAAGCAAACTTATTCTGTTGAACTAAAACAGTATAAGTAGATGACGCAGTTTTAATCACTGTAATATTGTAGATATCTATACTGTTTGTATTGCCAGAGACTATTGTTGATCCGTTGAAAAACTTTGTAGTAACACCGGAGGTTGTTCCATCAATCTGAAATACGTTAGGATAGTATGACCCGACGCCGTTTGTTACCATCAACACGATATTTGTGGATTGACCAGTTTGCATTACTGTATTCAGAGATGTTGAACCGTTACCGCGAATATTCAATGTGAAGTTAGTTGTTGCATCACTCGTATAATATTGAACTGCTTGTGTCATCCAATCAAAGTTTGTTGTGGATGATGGAGCAGCACCGGTAATAGTTGCAGTCTCAACTAGAGATTTGATTGCAGCATAACTACCTAACTGTAGGACACCATTATTAGTGACTGGAGTTAATCCAACCCCAAAATTTGTACCATCAAACTTTAGAGTTGAACCAGTTGCTAATGCTGAAGTGGATGATGCGTAAACAAGTCCACCGGAAGTGAATGATGTTAGTCCAGTGCCACCAGATCCTGTTGGTAATGTTCCAGTAGTTAATGCAGATGTTGATGATGCATATACTGCTCCACCAGAAGTGAATGATGTTAATCCTGTGCCACCTTGATTTGTTGGCATAGTGCCAGACGAAGTTAATGCTTTATTTGCATCTGTGAATACAGGTTTACTTGCCGTTAGTCCGGTGATGATCGAGGTTCCAACGTTAGCAACGCCAAGTGTGTTCACGTTTCCAGCAGTAACGTTACTTGTTACCGTCAATGATTTTGTTATACTTGTGTTACCGTTCGCGGTCAAGTTACCAACTTTGAGTCCTGCATCAACATAACTAGCGTTGTTGGTAAGAATTTTTACAGCAGTGTTAGTTTCTGGTGTGTATCCGTCAAACAATTTCCAAACACCATCGACCGAATCTCTGAACAATCCTGCATGGCGATATGTACCATCGTTGTAATTGCCAGTGAAACCTAAATCTACGTTAGACGTAGTAGAAACATCATTCAGATGGAACAACGCATCAGTAATAATCAAAGAACTCGTGTTTACAGTTGTCGTAAGTCCAGTTACAAGTAGATTACCCTGTAGAATCGTGTTGCCCGATACAATAAGATTTTTGCCAATAGATGCATTACCTGATACAGTAAGATCGATATTACCAGTAACTCCTGACGTTACAAAAACTTGACCACCAACGTTGACATTTCCTGTCGCATCAATGTTATTAAAATAAACATTAGAACTTTGTAATAAATCTTGATTTAACGCATATCTAAAATGAAAAAGTTTATCCGATGTGTCATATGTCATCACATCGTTGTTGGAAAGATATGATGTTCTTGCCTGTCTGTTCATACTTTTAGTTTCAACATCATCCAGAGAAAGAAGTTTAACTTCTCCAGAACCACTATCGCCCAGGTAGTATGGATTTTGTTTAGATGCAGACTTTGAAACTTCTTCGATAATTTTTTGCTTATACTCTCGTAGATCTTCTGATAGAGACTTCTGTAGATTTTCAAACTTAGACTCAAGGATAGTTTTTTGTTTCTTGGGTTCTTCTGCTATGACTGGTTTCTCTTCTGTTAATACTGGTTTTGCAGTTGGCGCAGTATACAACAACTCAGCGGCGATCTTAACAACATCTTCTGCAACGACAGGTTTTTCTTCAGAAGAAACAAACTTGTTGAATGTTTTAGATGTAGCTTTCTCTGCACTTTCTTTGATGAAGTTCTTTAACGACTCGCCAGAATCGTCACCAAAGAATTTGAGTTTAAATTCAGTCTTCATTTTTAGTAATTTTTCCTATTTTCTGATAACTCTACTATTTTCTTTAGTGTTGCAAATTTAGGAGTGTACTCATTATTCAAACTCAAATCACCTTTTGGTGCAGAAGAATCAGATGATCCAGATGGAGTTGCCGAAGGAGCACTTTGTGGTGCTGGACCTGATGCAGTACCGCCAGTGCCTTGCGCAAGATCTGCTTGTGCCTGTTGTGCAATCTGCATCGGATCAAGAATTAGTCCTGCTTCTTTCTCTTTGTCAATCTCTTTCTGCATAAGTTTAATTTCATCATCAGTCAAGCGAAGAACATTACGTTGAATCCAACCCATAGAGTAGTAACGACCAACATAAGGATCAACAGAACCAAGCAATGACAGACGTTCACGAACTAATTCTGCTTCTTTGAGTTCGGCAAAGTTATTGTCTTTGATAAAGTCAAAGTATATATTCTGTTTGAATTCTTCGAATTCTTCTTCAGTACAGATACCTTTTAGAACACATTGAACTCTTAGTGCTTGTTCAAATAACTCAGAGAATTTTGCACGTTGACGATCAACAAACTTAGAGAACTTAACTTCATCTCTAGTGATTTCGCCAACACGACCTAACGAGAATCCAGATTGATTTGGATCTAATCTGGAAACTGGAACATTCAACGACTTGTACAGTTTCTTCTCGAAGTATTTGACATCTTCGAGTTCGCCTAAGTTTTGACCACCAGGTAATGTTGTGATTTCAGTGCCTTTGCCACCTTCTCTACGAGGAAGCCAGAAGTCTTCCATCATAGAAAGAAACTTCCGATCATCTCGTACTTCACCGGTTTGTGCATCATAGACAAGTTTGTTTTTGTACTTGACCATAATGTCACGAAGATACTGTTCTGCTTTCAACTTAGGTAAATTGCCAACGTCAATGTAGAAGATTCTACGTTCTGGTGCTCTAGAGATTCTATAAATCACAGTAGCGTCTTCAATCATTCTCAACTGATTGAGTGGTTTAATTGCTTTGTGGAGATATGATAGAACAACCGCACGGCGAGAATCCATTAGACCAGAGTTGATATTCAGAATAGAATCTTTTGCGATTCTAACACCAACTGGACCATAACTAGAAGATGAACCAGATACTACTTTATCATTGTAGATGTAGTATTCATTTACCGTAGAGACAACATCGACTGCTGTGTTTTGATCTTTATCTTTTTTGACTTCTCTGACTTTACGAATCTTTCTTGGATCAATATATCGAAGTGCTTTGATACCAGATGCTGGATTTGTCTCATCAATGATAACGTGATAGAAAAGTCTACCATCAACATAGAATCGACGAAACGTATCCGCTGCCATGTTCTTGTAGTTCAGTAATTTTTGAACTACGTTGAATTCTTCTTCGATTGCTTTCTTGATTTTATCTGGCTGCTTTAGTTCGTCGAGAATTAATCGAACAGATTTGCCATCATCATTCTGAACGATTGCTTCGTTGACGATATCATCAATTGCTGCCTCGATCTCTGGCTGCATCGCCATTTCACGATATCGAGAGATTAGTTCTACTTCATTTTTTGCTGTGCCATCTAAGTCAACATAAGTGCCATAGTATGCGGCAGCAGAGATAGTAAGAGCACCGTCTTCATTGGACGGAGGCGTAAACGTCTTCTGTGACTGTTCTTCATCGTCAGTCTTATTTCTGGTTATCTGGAAACCGAATAAATTTATGGCCATTTTACTCCTTCATATACAAAGAATTGGGAGACACCGTAATGTCTCCCATCAAAATTAATTTGTTGTGTCTGATTCCCACCACTGATATGCTAGAGTCACTGAGAATTCTTCGATAGAATCGTTC